GCCCTTGGTAGCCTTCCGAGCGCGGGTCCGGAGCGAGGAGACCAGGACCGAGGTCCAGCCCTTGCCGAGGCAGTTGAAGCAGTGCCGGTCCTCGGTGCCCTGGGCGACGAAGGTGACGTTGCCCCAAGAGACCGTGCCGACTCCGCCGCACTTCCAGCAGGTCTCGCGGACCCGCTCGGAGCCGAGCTTGCCCGGCATCGGGTCCACGTATTCCGCGACCTCGTAGGAGAACTCGATCCCGGATTCGGTGGTGGCGGTCTTGGTGGTCATTTCGTGCTCCTCGGTGGGACTGGCTGTGCGGTGGCTTACATACCTATTCTACCCGCAGTTTGCCTGCGTGTCAAGGATGTGGCACGCAGCGGGTCCCCAGGCCGCTGCCAGAGACCTCACAGAAGCCTCTTGAAATCGCCAGCCGACATGAACCGGATTTGGTCCTCAGTTTTCTCCCGAAGGAGTTCCCGCTTCTTCTCGTCCACGCTGTCCGGAGTGACATAATCCCGGATCGTGACTGGCCTAGTCTGGCCCAGCCGGTGTACCCGGTTCCGGGCCTGCTCGTTCCGGTACGGCTTGTAGCTAGTCTCCACGAAGATCGCCATGTCCGCCACCGTGAGCTGTAGGCCCTCCGCCACCGTCTCCAGGGAGCCGACCAGCACGTCCAGCTCCCCATTCTTGAACGCCTGGATCGCCTGGCCCTGCTGCCTCCCAGTCATGCCACCACGGACGCAGGCAGCGGAAGCACCCACCGACTCCGCCACCCGGACACAAGCATCCACGGTGTCCCGATAGTGCGCGAGCACGAGAGTAGGCCGACTCCTCCCAGCAAGGTCGTATCGTAGTTGCTCGAATTTGCCACCCTTCGGATCCCCGACCGGGTTCAGCAGCCAGGGACTTATCGAGATCTTGTCCAGCGCCACGTGGCGTGCTCCGTCCGTCCATTTGATGATCTCCTGGTCCTCCACCTCTGCGAGGTAGTGCTGTTTCATGTCCTTGTAGATCTTCTTCTGCGCAGCGTCCATCGGGGTAAGCACCTGCTGGGTCGTGACCGGAGGCAGGTCCAGGCAGTCCTCCCGGAGCCTCCGGAGGAACTGCGGCCCCAGGTTCTCCTCCATGAACCGGTGGTAGTGCTCGCACGGCTCCGTGAGCGGTTTCAGGTAGCACTCCGCCGTGCAGTCCAGGAGCTTCCCGATCACGCGGTTATTCTGGCCTCCGAAGTGCGCCAGTTCCACGTGAAACCACGCGTTGACCCAGTTCCAGTAGTTGCCGTACTTGGCCTTGAACCCGGGCTTCGACTGCGCCTCCTCCGGGTGGGCGAGCTGCACCAGGGTGAACAGCTCATGCGCCCAGTTTGGGATCGGGGTTCCGGTCATGGCGAGCACGTGGTCCGAGTTCTTGCCGACCGTCTGCGCGGTCTTGGTCCAGTAGGTGTTCCGGCCCTTGACGTAGTGCGCCTCGTCCAGGACCACCGCGTCCCAGTGGCCCCTAGCTGCCTCCACCAGCTCGGAGGACGCCGCGTAGCCACCTTTCGATGTTTTTACTCTTGCGTTTAGGCCAGAATAAGGTAACACTGTCCAGTTGCCAGGGTTGGATGCCCAGCGCTCTAGCTCGTCGTGCCATGTCCCACCGTTGATAACCATCGCCGGAGCGATGATCAAGTTCCGTCCTCCATCGAAGGCTTCGATGGCCTGCCTTGACTTGCCGAGACCCGGCTCGTCGCCTAGCAATCCGCGCTTGACTGTCCTGATCCACTCGATGCCCTCCCGTTGATGTTGTAGCAGCTCCAGGGCCATCAGTGCCCCTCCCCTTCTTCGAGTTCAAGGACGACCCCAACGAGGGTCCCCTGGACTATCTCCGGCTGGTCCTCATACTCGACCACCACAGCCTGGGCCGGGTAGATCTCGCCACGCCACGGACCGATGGTCAGCCAGCACCGGACTTCACGCCGGATCCCAAGCCGCTCCCGGGCCTGCAGAGCCTGCAGAGCCTGCATCGGGGAGACCTCCCCAAAGTCGAGGTTGTCCTCGTTGTCGACCCGGTTCAGCCGACCAACGATCGTAAACTCCTCAGTCGTGACCTGGACCGTCTGCCCGATATGGCCCCGGTTCAGTTCCAAGGCAGGGACCGTCTCGTACCGGAAACTCACTTCCGGATCCGCCGTTCGAACTCGTCCGCGTAGCGCATGTTCCGGCCCTTGTCGGGCAGGAACTCCAGTTGGTGTACGACCTTCCAGCCGAACACCTCATTGATCCGGCGCATTAGCTCCCTGGACGGGTACCGCTGCCCGTGCCGGATCCTGGACACCGTGGAGTGGTCCACCCCCAGGCGCTCAGCGATCCCTACATTCGTAATGTCGCCCGTAGGCTGCTGTTCCACGTGAAACATCAACTCCCTCGTGTCTAATAGTCAAAGTGTTGGCCTGAAAAAAGACCCCGGGTCTTTCGACCCGGGGCCTTTCCGCCGGTCCCCACCGAGCAACCATGCCGTGTTGCTGGTACCCAGTCTACCGGTAGGTTTGCCTACTCAGCAACTTTCCGGGGGGTGTTGGCCGAGGCCAGTGCACCCGCCGGAGTCGCCAGGAGCGTCGCTCCCAGGCCCAGCCAGACCGCGATTTCCTCTGTGGTCAGCCAGCCGTAGATCAGTGCCACCGGACCGAGCGCCGCTAGCACCTTGTAGGCATAGTCCCGAGTCTTGGGATCCGTGATCCACCGGTTCGGGGTTGCTGCCTCGTACTTGCCTGCCATGACTAAACCTCTTCCTGCTCGATAGTGATAGTACCCTTCAAATTCGACAGGGCCTTCGCTGCACCCTTCTCCGCAGCCTCCGTGAGCGCCTCCAGCGCGATCGGAGCGCCACCAGACGCATTGGCCGCGACGAGGGCCTTGATGACCTCCTCCAAGGCTGCGGACCGGGCCACCGCCTCCTGCGCAGCGCGGGTCCCCCACGCCACAAACTGCCGGAGGTCCACCGGACCCGAGCTGGTGTTGATCGGGCCGGTCTGCTCCTCGGCCTTCTGCGCTGCCCGGGTACCCCAGGCGATGAACTGGCGCAAGTCCACCTCGCCGGAGCTGGTGTTGATCGGACCCAGCTTCGCCTGGATATCCGCGAGCTGTGCCGTGATGGTGTTGATATCAGCCATTGTCAAACCTCCTGTAGTGCTCCCCTTGGGGGTGACTCCGCCCAGGGCCTGCTTGGTATATTCGAAGAACGTCCCCCACGGGAAGTCCGCGCCCGGATCCGAGCGGGCGATCCCGGAGTCGCCGTGAGCGCAGAAGCCGGGGACCCCGGCCCGCGCCTGGGCACCCGAGATCCGCTTCAACGGGACCGTGATCCCGTACTGCGCCTTCATGTACTTCACGAAGTCCGCAGCTGCTGCCGCCATGTTCCGGATGTAACCCTCCCGGACATCGACTGGCATGACCGCCCAGTCCGAGGTCCGGCAGGCCGCAGCGATCCCCACCGCCCAGTTGTTCGTCTCCGAGTCCTGCCAGGTCTCCCACTCCCACGGGTAATACCAGGCCGTGTCCAACCAGTCCACCGCCACGTGGTAGCAACCGTGGTCCGTCCGGGTCCGGACCAGCCGGGTGAGCGAGTCCACCCCGGCCTGCCAGTTGCCCTCCGAGGTGTGCAGGATGGCAGTACCGGTCAGCTTGCCCCGCACCCCACGGCGAGGGAACGTGCCCTGCGCTGTATATGGATTCGGGGAATCCAACATCAGGAAGCTCATAGCTCCAGCCTTTCATCGGGATCCTCGGGGACTCCCCCGAGCTTGTAAATCTGCCGCCGCAGAGTCTGCGCGTAGCGCCTCCACAGAGGGACCTGCTTTGCGTCCGCCTTGGCGTGGTCCCGCTCCTCCTGGAGCTGGTCAACAAGGTTAGTCAGCGCGGTGATCTGCACCGATTCCTTCTGGGACTGCCGGGTGAGCCAAGCCGTGAGCCAAGCTGCGGCCATCGCACCGCCGACAGTCAGTGCTGTTTTGAGAAATTCCGCCAGTTCAGTGCTCACCACCGCTGCCCTCCTGAGACCCCGAGTTATTCACCCGGTTAACCAATGCTCCGATATCGACGGGTGGTGCGTTGACCAGCCTGGAAACTGCCAGGCAAGCCACGAACAACCCAAAGAAGATCGCCGTCTGCAGGATGAACGCGACCTGCATCTTACCCTCGGTCGAGCCAATCGTCATGCCGTATGATGCCGCGAAGATGAACAGCATCGGAGCGAACAAAACCATCGCCTTGGACTGGTCCTCCCGGTAGGCCCCCACCAGCAACAGGACCGCCGAAGCCCACCACACGCCACCCCAGACCTGCAGCGGGATCAACCGGTCCAAATACGCCAACCCGAGTGGGGGTGGCGGGATTAGCGCCCAGGGTGACAGAAACGCCACCCCGAACGCCATCGCCACCACCGCGAACCCCAATAACGCGAACCCCTTAGCCCCATTGGGCCGGAATCGCCGGGCCACCTAGTCCGCCTCCGGGATCTCTTCGATGTAATACTCGTTGAAGCTCGGGTCGGTGCTCATAGTGGTGGTGCCGGACCCCGATACCTCGTCGATCCAAATACGGGCCAGCGGCTGCGCATCCGTTCCGACGAGTACGTCCCGCACCGGTCGGAGGGCCGAGCTGATCAAGTATGCGCCCGGGTCACCCCAGGCGAACGCTGTGCGCGACTGCGCGTCCGTAACCGAGCTGACCAAGAACGACATTGCGACGTAGCAAGTCTTGCGAGCGCCACCCGTCAGGGCCTGGTTGATCATCGTGGCCTGCCCGAACATCGACATACGCCGAGGGTACGACTTGGTCACGTTCGGGAACGTCGCCACTAGACGGGAGGTCGATCCGACCGTGTTAGTGAAGGTCACCCCGTTGACCGCCAAGTAGGTCCGTTTGGGCTTGCCGATGTACTCCCAGCCCGAGGTGCCAACCCCGGTGTAGGTCTGGACGTGGTTGTCCCGGTCCATCCGGATCACCTGCTGGCCGACCTTGGGAGTCGTGATCAGGTCCCGGTCCGCCTTCGACCGAACCTTAATCGCGGAACCCACTAGACCTGTGTAGGGGAACACCTGGGCCAGTGTGTTCGACGCATGCTGGGTTGAAGTCGATCCCGCGTAGATCCGGGCCTCCGCCAGGACCAACGCGCCGCTCGGGACCGAGCTGGTCGGCTTCGAAGGGGAAGCCGCTGGGGTTCCCTTGACCACACCCAGGACGGGCAGGTTGTCCGGGTCCCCCTTCTCGGTGTCGTTCTGCTTGACGTAGATCAGGTCCCAGCGCGAGTCCGTCCCCGGGGCCGGGTCCGTGGTGACCGTGGTGGTGCCTTCGAACGAGAAAACATAAGCCCCCTCGTCCGCCGTCCGGTTGATCACCGGGTTGATCGGTACGATGCTGTAGGACCACCCCGGGGTGGACTGCACTACCGTGTCCGGTGGCGCAATGAGACCCGACCGTGGGGCCGTGGCCGAGTTCCGGATCAGCATGCCAGCGAGCGCCCGGCGAGCCTCCAGGGGAGTCGTGCCGAGCGTTCCGTTCTGGCGAACGAATAGACCGCGAGATCCTGCCATTAGATTTGCCCTCCAAGCTTTCTGATTGCGTCCTTGATAGCTGCGTTTTCTGCCCGCAGCTCCTGGAGTTCCTTGTCCTGTTGCTGGAGCAGCGGGATCATCGCCACCGGCAACAGGTCGTAGCGGATGCCGTCGATCTTGCCCTCGAAATAGGTCACGACCTCGGGAACGTGCGGTAGTGTCTCTTCCGCAATTAGACCATACTCGTTGGACCGGCCCGGGTAGACCCGCCGGGGGCCTTCCGCGCCCTCCGGGAGGACCTCGAGGGTAGGCTTACGGTCGTAAACCACCGGACGCAGTTGCAAGATCCTCCGAGGGTCTATCCCGGGCCGGACGTCGCCAGCCGAGCGCACGTTGGTCTTGTACTTGATCGACGAAGTATTCCGTCCGAACTTATACCCGCCGTTGTTGCCAACCCAGAGCGCGTAGAACTCGGTGCCTCCGACATTGTTGGTCCAGCCGTACTGCGACCCTTCCGCCTGCTGCGCCAGGGTTGCGTTGGTGGCGTTGGTGGCGCTCGTGGCGTTCACTGCATTGGTGGCGTTCGCGACCGCCGAGAAGATCTCCGACCCCGGGTGGGTGTGGGGCCGGGAAGACCACTTCTGGGTTGCCGGGTCGTACGTCGAAGGCAACGCGCCGACATTCGCCCACGCCACCGACTGCGACCCAAGCTGGACCCAGGAACCATCCGCCACCCGGACCTCGATACCATAAGCCTCGGGTCCAGTCTCGGCCATATCACCCATCCGGACCACCGGCAGGCCCTCGCCGTCGAACACGGTCACTGTTCGGTCCGGAGCGATCTGCACTTGGGGTGTTCCGTCGTCGTCCAGGATCCGCAGGCCCTCGCCCCCGGAAATCGACGCGTTGCGCAAGGTCGAGGTCCGCTGCAGGGCTTCAATAGCCCCCCGCAGATCGCGAATTTGCTTCATGACCTGCCGCATTGGGTCAGTCTCGATCGATTTCCGGGGTGCGGTCTCCATCGGGGCCTCCTAGTCTAGGTCGATTTTGATGTGGATCGGCATGTAGCTGGGAGCGCCAGGACCCGCGAAGTACATGACCTGGCCAGCCGCCGATGGGTTCTTCCTGCCCGAGATCATTACCATCCCGACCGTACCCGCAGCGTTTACCGTGTACATGCAGGTATGGTACGGGGTGGCCTCCGCTGGCAACGTCGTGATCACCGTGGAGATCGCGCCCGACTTGACCGCACCGTCGATGGTGACCGACCGGCCCGCCACCTTGTACCGCAGGCCGGACTCGGAATACCCACCACCACCAATGTAAGGTACCCAGGCATTCTGCAGGGTTAGGGCCTTCCAGCGGCCTTCCGAAAGGAACGTCCGGTACAACCACCAAGTGTTGTCGCTGTGCCAGCCCGTGTACCACACCCTCCACCCCGGCATACCGTCCTTGAAAGCTGGGACCATGGCCGACTGGTAGAGCTGAGTGTGCGCCCCGGTGATCGTTTTCGGGATCACCGCAGCGCCCGAGCTGGTGAAGTTCAGCCCATCCGCCGAAGCCAGGAAGTACAGGTCGCCAGCGCCACCCGTCCCCCCAGCGAGGATCCGGTCGTTGAGCAGCGCGTAGTACCTACCACCGGTTTTAGTGACGAACAGGTGCCAAGGTTCCCGGTTGGCGATCAACGTGCCGTGGGTGACCAGCTCCGGAGCGCTCCAGGCCGAGGCCGGATCATCCGAGTCGCTCTTCAACCGGACTGCCCGAATGGGAGCGCGGACCATATCGACCGCGTACATCGTCCAGCGGTTGTCCTCGAAGATCAGGCTCGGGGAAAGCAGCCGCTGGACTGCCTCGTTGGAGA